CGTTGCCTGCTTCATCCGTTGGCGCGGGTATCACATCAGCGGAGTCGTCATCAGCAATCCGCAGGCATTGGTCCAATAGCACCGAACCCTGATGTTCGCGCGCGCGGGAGTAGCGTTCGGCGAAAGAAGCGTTCCTTTCTACATATCCCAACACGGTAGAAGGTGCGGGCATGTGATCGGGTTCACATATGCTCTGTAGCGATTGACCATTAGCTATGCGATCGATTATCTCATTTTCTAGATCTTCATTCCAATCTATACGGCCTCTTCGCCTGTAAGCTTGTACCTGCTTATCTGCTTCTGTCTTTAGGCTATTCCAAGCTAAGGCCTCTTCTGCGGCTAGTAGCGCATTGCGTTCAATCCGCTTTGCTTCTTTTGCTGCGGCTTTATCCGCGTCTTTATCTTTCGCCATTATTGCCCCCTTGCTACACCGCGCCAAGCTATTGCCGCGCTTGTGTTATCGCATAGGCTTATGGCGCTAAACTCAATATGATGACCATAGCACAAAACCGCAAGCAAAACCAATGATATCGCACCTGGCACACAATGATGTTCTTGCACCAAAATGGGTTTCACAAGGCACAAAAAAGCCCCGCATTGCACGGGGCTTGATTGCTAAGCTTTACTTTCATCCATGATGCTTTTTTGACCATCCCGCAAATCGCCCGCCCCCTTCGCCCGAAACTTGATCGAACAAATCGAAAGCATCCTTATACTCAATAATGCGCTGATGAATTTCTTCATAGCTTTCCGGATCGCTTACTTGCGCAAGTTGCGCGATTACTTCCTTTTTTGTTTTCCCGATTAAGCTATAGGCCGGGTCACGATAAAGCGGGGCGATCCAATATTTTAGCGTTGCCATTGTGCGACTCCTTGCTTGCTTGCTTATGAGTATAATATGGCATAGCGCCACAAAAAGCACAAGCGCCAATAGCCCCAAAATGGGGCTAAAGGCTTTTTATGGGTTTAAGCCTTGGCGGGGCTTAAAAGGCTTGCATTGCGTTAATTGCGCTTTTCAATTCATCCGCGCTATTGAAAGGATTCCCGCCCTGCAAAGCTAAAAGCCTTTCAGCGGCTTTGCGCTTATCAGAGTCGCCTATAACAGCTATCCTAACGCTGTTATCTATTGAGTAGAAGACTCCTTCATTTCCAAAAATGAATTGATCTATCAGGCCTTTGCTTGTGACTCTATGCGCGCGGCCTAGAGTCCATATATCGCAAGGCTTTTTGCAAATTGCGATAACGTCGCCTTTTTTCGCTTTATATTTCATAGCAGACTCCTATTGTTTAGCTTTAGTTTACCAAGCGCCAATGGATTCCAGCGCTTGCCGATCTTTGTCTAAACCATAGCGCAATGCGGCTTGCGCGCGTGGCGATAAAGCCATGAAAAAGGATTCAATCTCGTTTGAAATTGCGCGTTGCTCCGGGCTTAAGAATATTTGCCCCATAATCCCTACTTTATAGGGATTCACGTTTAGCATTAAAGCCGACCATGCCGCATAGGCTAGCGTGTCGGCTTTAGGCGCGCTTGAAAGTAGCAAGCCCTTGCGCGGCCCTTTAGTGCAAAGCGCGGACTCAAGGGCGGCTTTTGCTTCCGGGGATAAATTCATAAGCATTGGCGACTCCTATTGTTAGGCCCTTTTCTTATATGGCGTAGCGCCATAAATAGCAAACCCATTTTGGTGCAAGCACCAAGTTTTGGGTCACGCTGTTTTTGGCGCATGGCGCTAGGGCATATATAAGAGACAAGGCAACAAGCCTTAAAAAGGAGTCGACCATGCCTAAGTTATCTCAAAGCGCGGTAATATATCGCGGCCCTTCACTATTAGACGGCAAGCCTATTGTCGTTATCGCCATTGTATCGGGCCGCAATAAAAAAACCGGGCGAGTCGTCCAAACCTATATTATGCGCGCCGATATCGATCCCCGCCTAGCATCTAAAACCGGGGCCGATTTTTCTATTTGCGGGGCTTGCCCGCATCGCGGAGTCCCGACTCTTGATCCCGATAAAGCGCAAGCGGAAAACCGTTCCTGCTATGTGTTACTAGGCCAAGGGCCGCTGATCGCCTATCGCGCTTTATTGGCGGGGCTTTACCCTACTGTAACAAGCGCGGAAGGTATCGCGGCGATAGGGGCGGGGCTTATGGTCCGCTTAGGCACATATGGCGATCCTGCAGCGGCCCCGGCCTATGTATGGCAAGCCCTACTTTCCCGCGCTTCCGGCCATACCGCCTATTCACATCAAAGCGGACAAGCCGGGGCGGCTTTTGATCCCGCCCTAATGATGCAAAGCGCGGACTCGCTAGCGGAAGCGGAGTCCGCATGGTCTAAGGGGCATCGCACCTTCCGCATTGTGAAAACCGTTGCGGACATAGTGAAGGGGAAAGAGATTCTCTGCCCCGCTAGCGCGGAAGCGGGCAAGAAAACACAATGCGCGGCTTGCGGCTTATGTGGCGGGGCTAGCATTAAAGCTAAATCCATCGCGATCCCCGCACATGGGGCCGGGGCGGGGCATATTAAGCGGCGCGAAACTGTAGCGGCTTAACATAGGAGTCGACCATGCAATGGTATCACATAGAATCCGATGGCACGGCTTCAATCCATCCGATGGATGGCGAAACAAATCGGCTTGTCGACAAAAACCCGCAAGGCTGGTTTGCGACTCCAGAGGGCTTAATACTACATGGCGGAGTCCAAGCTTGCGCGTTTAAGATTGAAACCGTGCAATATTATGACTCCCGCGCTTGGGTCGCTTGCGGGAAATTAATTCCAAGCGAAAAGAAAACCAGAATCGTTATAACAGCCAAGCCTTAGCGGCTTAAGCTTAAACCCTATCCCAAAACTAGGCCCCGCTACGCGCGGGGCTTTTTTGTTGCTTATCCCATAGCGGCTTGCGGGGCTTGCTAGCGGCTTGCGTTGCCTTGCGCTTTGTCCGAATAGGCCGGGGCATATTGGACAAGAGTCGGCGCATTGCGGCTTGTTCAAATAGGCCCGCTTGATTTGAACAAGACTCCATGCATTGGCGCGGCTTGCGCGGGCTTATCTAAAAAGCCCGGTGCTTTCGCGCATGGTTTTTAGACTCCAGCTTGGCGGGGCTTAATCGATCAATCGCAAACGCAACGCAAAAGATGATTGCGGGCAAGCCGACAAAGATAAAAGCAGACAACGCAAGCAACTGAACATCGGTCATCGGTTCCCCCACTTGACATATGGCACAGCGCCATGTTAGGTCGGTCTTGCTGAGATACCAGCGGAGTCGAACATGACACATAAACTGCCAAAACACATCGCGGACCTCTGCGGCATTCTGGAAGATGGATTGGTCGGTCGGTCGGTCGGTCGCGGGTCGGTCGGTCGGTCAGATGATCGGTCGGTCGGTCATCGGTCGCCGCTTCAGTCGGTCAGCAATCCTGATGGGTCGGTCACGGTCACCTATTTCGGTCGGGAGATCGGTCACATGACCCGCGCCAAGATGCCAGACCGCGATGCCCAACACTGGATCGCGGTCACTACCAACGGCGATGTGAAGCGATGCTTTAGCGAACATCATGCCCGCACATGGATCGTAGAAAACACCTATTGAGGAGTCGCACATGACCGCGCAGGAACTTATCACCATTTTGCAAACGCTGCACCCTAACACGCGCGTGACGGTTTGGAACGATGGCGAAGAACACGACATCTTTGAAACCGATACCATAGACTACGATGACGAAACCAAAACCGCGCAAATCAACACGCGCAATTCAGACCAATACGCTAACAACTAGGAGTCGCAACATGACAGACCCGCGCAATGATCTTTACACCGTATGGCACGCCCTTGATGAACTGCACGACAAGGTGCTTTTTATTGACGGCGAAATACCGGAACAGCGCCGCAAATGGGATGATATTTGCGAAGCGATGGCGCGGCTTGCAGAGGCGCTTGGATATGAACCAATGGACATCGCAGCTAACGCATAGGAGTCGAACAATGCCTAAATATAAAGCCCGCATCACCGAAACTATCTACAAGGTCGCTTTTGCTTACATCGATGCAGATGATGAGGCAGACGCATGGGACAAAGCCGACTCGCTGATATATTTACCGGAGTCTGAGTTCAAAGAAACAGACAGCTATATTGAAGTGTCAGATATCGAACTCGCAGAGAAGGAAATAATCCATGCTACAGCACGTTGAAATCCAAAACGACAATGAGGTTTCAATTCCAGATGGCGACTACGTGCTGCGCGATGGCGCGGCTTGGTTGTCGGTCAATGGCATGACGGTTCGCATTAGAACGCGCGGCACTGGAATTGACATTCGTGTGTGGGAAGGCGACATGGTCGCGCGTGATCCGTTCTTTGAAGCAAATGCAGATCCGCATTGGGAAGAGCCAGAAGATGGCCCTTGCCCGCTGCGGGCTTGGTACGATACCAGCAAAGAATTGGAATAGAGATTGAAGACATCACTGGACATCGACTCCCCAGTGGTGCTTCAATGTTTCGGCGGCAGGGGTTCACCCAGTTCCCCTGTCGCTGAAACTCAGACTAGGGCCGGGATCGCCTCACAACACCCGGCCCCTTTTTATTTGACCAGTCGCAAATGCCCACCGGGTTGCGACCATGTTTCGTGATGGTGGTCGTTCCAGTCCTGCCCTGCCAGTGGCGGGACCATCACCTGCACCTTGCGCTTGAACTGAACCTCTAATCGGTTGGCGAGGGCATAGGCCTTAGCTTGCCCGGTGAAGTTCACATCATTGTCGCCAAACACAGTGATCTGTTCAGCTTCCTGCGGTGGAATCCACTTGCTGAGAAGGTTTCCGTTCACACAAGCCCAGACAGGCATATCAAACATGATCGCGGCGCTGATAGCCGTCTCAATGCCCTCTGCGACCCCCATGACAGCTTTTGTCGGGCCTAAACGGATCGCGCAGCCGTCTGGCAATTTACCGGGCATTACCTTTTTCGCCTGATCAATGGATCGTTTGCGACCATCCCAGCCCAATGCGGTCAGATGAAGGTTAGCAACCCGGTCACCTTCTGCGGTCAGAATACGCGCCACCATCAGCGGATGACCCTTGTAGATGGCCTCTCTAAGCTCATTAGAAGGCCACAGGCAGCCAACGCGATTGCACAAGTACCTACCCACCGGGCCACCGTCCATCGGTTCTCTGGAGCCTTCCCAGACGCGCCTACGGGCATCGCGCTGCTGGACCTCCTCCAGGTTTGGCCCGGTCACTTGAAAGTCGCCGCGCTGTCCGAACTGCTGTTCTATCACTTCCGCGATCTCCCTGAAGCTTCGCCCGGTCACCTTCTGCGCCAGCATGAACCCATCACCCCCGCCACAGGCTCCGCAGATATACCCACCCTGCCCATACTGATCGTCCCAGCGAAAGCGGTCATGGCCCCCGCAGATCGGACAAGGCCCGTGCTTATTGCGAAGATACTGCTGATCTACGCCCAAGGCCACCAGAATGGATTTCCAGTTGCCTTTCGCGATCTGTCCGATCCTCATGCGACCTTCCCCAGCTTCTCGCGCAGCTTGGCCTTGCGGATGTTGCGGGAGGTGATCCAGCTCTGCACTTCAGGCGTGATCATCTTGGCGGGGATGTTCAGGATCGTTGGATCAGGTCGGACACCGAACTTGTCCCGATACGCCCAGTAAGCCCAACCGTTCTTGTAACCACGCAGGTCAGCGTGAAGGACAAGCTGCGAATACCAACGCTGCTTCTCTGCCATCGTGTATTGTTGTTTTTTGATCTTCTTGTCGCGAGTCAGTTCGTGCAGTTCACCATCATCAATCTCAATCTGCGATCTTGCTTCAGGAACAAAACCACATGATGGACACTTCACCACTTTCGGAGGTCGCAGGAAATGACACTGCGAACATTCTTTCGGTTCTGGAGCCTTACGCTCTGCGACAGTGCGGCGAGCCACACCATCATCAAGCTCTGGATGATGAATGTCTGTGACAAATCCTAAGCGCAGAGTTGTGTCGCTGTGATCCAAGATCAAACAATGCTCTTTGCCCTTGGCTGTGCGAAGGCCACGACCGATCATCTGTACATACAGGATCTCGCTTTTAGTCGGCCTCGCCAAGATGATGCAACGAACATCGGCATCAAACCCGGTAGTCAGCACGCCAACATTGCAGATCACTTTCGTCTTGCCAGATGAGAACCGTTCAACGATAGCAGCGCGATCTTCCAGATTAGTGTAGGCATCCATATAATCTGCGAACACACCAGCCTGTACAAATTGCTCTTGCAAATGCTTGGCATGAACCCGGTTCACCGCAAAGCAAATCGTCGGCAACCCTTTCGCGCGTTCCAACCAAGTTGAGACAATGTCAGCGACAAGGTTCTTCTTGTCCATTGCCTCGCCAAGGCCTTTGAGTTCGTAATCACCTGCTACTGTCTTCACACCAGTCAGATCAGGATGCGATGGAGCAAACACCTTGAAGTCGGACAGCGTGCCTTCATCGATCAGCTTGCTGGTGGTGGTCGCTACGATCAGCTTGTTCCATAAACCATCAGCACCCATGCCCTTCGCCCAAGGCGTTGCGGTCAGGCCAATGAACGGAGTTTTCTTCCAGCGGTCCTCGTTGAACCATTTATGGTAGAACTTGAACATGACATGGGCCTCGTCAATGATGACGAGGTCGGCTTGCGGAATATTCCGGCGGTTGAGCGTCTGGATGGAGCAAACCTGAACAGGCTGCGAATAGTCGGTCAGGTCATGCATCCCCTGAATAACACCGACATCAAAAATCCCGTTGGCGCGAAAACGCTCAACGGTCTGATCAATCAACGACAGCATTGGAACGCAGAATAAAACCTTCTTTCCCCGTTCCCTCGCCATGTTGATGATCGCAGCCGCCAGCACGGTCTTGCCGGCCCCTGTGGGTGCTTGAAGCACTGGTCGGTTGTAACCCTCGCGCAGTGCCTGTCGCAGATCGTCGATTGCCTGTTGTTGATATGATCGGAGTTGTATTGTCATGGTTGTGTCCGTGTTCTCTACTCTCCCTATTCTGATAGTTCCTGTTATTGGCGAGGTATCTATCTAGAACAGTGATAGTTTCTAGGTGATAGGTTTGGGGGTCTAATAGACCCTGTGAGGGTATCTGACAGACCCTGCGGGCTACCCCCATTCTAAAAGGTAGCAATTAGACGTTTGAAGATTGCCTCTAATGCGCTTAACCTTCACTATTAGGCCACGCTCAACAAGCCGCTTTAGTACCCGCTTTATAGTCGGACGGGATAGACCTGTTTCGTTGCACAGGGTCTCGATTGACGGCCAACATTTGCCTTCTTCGTCGGCATAGTTTGAGAGCATGATAAGAACAAACTTCTCGTAAGTCGGAAGTTTGATTTTTACGGCCCAAGCCATAGCCTGAAATGACATAGCGTCACCCTATATCTTGGGGTGACTTGCAAATTAGACGAAAAACGGATATTTTCCGATTTAAGCCCAACGTGTGCGTCACCACATGGTTGGTTTCAGAGGCCCCGCTAGCGTCAACTGGCGGGGCTTCGTTCATCTAGAGATACTAGCTCATTTGCGCTTTGCGAGCAACTCCATCGCAAGCATGACCATGACAGGAATCTCAAGTTCTCCAGACATATAGCGGTACAGTGTACGCTGGTGAATGCCCAGGTATTTAGCTACTTCCCTGCGCAGCATCCCGGTATTTTCAACCATTTGATTTAGCTTCAGGCGATTATCTTCCGACATTTATTTAATCTCCATTTATGACGCAGCGCCATTTTTAAATGGCATGACGCCATTTATCAAGACTTATTCTGGCGGTATACGGAAATAATTATGTCCCTATTTTTTCGCACCCAACGCAAGGTTTCCAATGCCGCTTCCCAATACGGAATGCGCTGTTCTAATTCGTCCAGCACTTCCTGCGGACGCTCACCTTCTGCCACATATCGCTTTGTCAGTGCCGCAAAAGCTTTGTTCTTGCGGATGGCTGCTTCTATGTGGGCTATCTGATCGTCTAGGCTGATCTTACCGGCCATGAAACATCGTTCCATCTAATGGGATCGTATCCTTAAACAAATACCAGCAACAATTTTCTTTCCCCGTCATGTCGCTATCTGCAATCCACTTGACCCTGCCAACAGACACAATTGCCCAGCAGTAAAGAATAAGATTGGCAGCCTGCCGGGTATGCATCCAATCGGCGTCAAAGAGCAACCAGGTTGGGGCTATGGTTGAACAACGCTCAATGATCTGATGGAGGGGTTTCCGATCCCAAGGCGGGTTGGTGATAATATACTTGGCCCCATTCAGGTCTTCCTTGGTGATGAAGCTGGCATCATGTCGCCGGATGCTGTCATGGCGCGGTTCTACGTCAAAGGCTGACACACATCGCAGCCCAGCCGCCTCCAGATGACGGACAAGATCACCCGCGCCAGCGCAAGGCTCACAAAAGGTATCTCCCGGCATCATAAATGGCAGCAGCGGGTTCACTGCCGCCATTGGCGTGGGATAGAAGTCTAGCTTTTCCCGTTCAAAGTCACTCCGCTTGCCCATTTTTCTCACCCCCTGCAAGCGCGGCATCAATTACAGCGGCAATCTTCAGACTGCGTCTATCTTGGTTGTCGTTCCAGCCTTTGATTTCCCGCAGCGCCGCTTCCAGTTGCTCAATGCGGGCAACTGCATCACGCAACAGCTTTGCTGATACGTCCTCCCCATCCATGTCATGCCAATCGGCAAAGTCGTTTAGTGCTTCTTTGAGATCGTCAGTCACAGCCCTTCTCCCTGCGTGGCTTCTTCTTCCTCCAAAGGCATACCCATCATCTTGCGATAGCAATCATCGCAGACAACTTCCATGCACTCCATCGGCATACCGCCCCAGTTCTCTTCCTTCTCAGCAAGAGCTTCTTCTTCAGTCCAACCGTAGCTGAAAACGCCGCGACACGCAGCGCAAGTGTATGTATTGTCTTTGTTAGTCATCTGTATCCCCTCTTGTGTATTGATTGCCAGACCTTGCCGTAACTTGCCAGAACGAACCCCACACCGACTAACCAAGCCGTGCCTGCCACGCGTTGCCTTAACTCACCGCGCCATATCAGACCTAGCCGCCCCCGACCTTGCCTGCCAAACCTTGCCTTAGCTCACCGCGCCAGAACCGACCAAACCGCCCCGACCTTGCCTGCCTTACCGCACACAACCCTGCACTAACGGACCCGACCCAAACCTGCCTGCCGTACCCTTCCGAACCAGACCACTGCCCGACAGACCTCAACTTGCCATGCCTGCCGCACCGGGCCTCACCGCCCCCGCCAACCACACCTTGACGCACCACACCTGCCAAGCCTTTCCCAACCGTCCGAACCTTGCAATGCCACGCCTGCCAAACCTAACCAAACCCGACCGTACCCGACCCTCACTACCAAGCCTGCCATAACGGACCTCACCCGAACGCACCAAACCTCACCTCACCTGCCTAACCATGCCCGTCCTGACCGGAATAGACCCGACCCTACCGTCCCGACCTAGCCTGCCACGCCTCAACAAACCCCACCTTGCCGCGCTAACCCAACACTGACACGCCTGCCGCGCCGACCCATGCACCACCTCACAACGCCACAACACACCTGACCTGCCATACCGCACCAATCCTCGCCGGAACGGACCAAACCGGAACTGACCCGAACTGAACTTGCCGTGCCTGCCATGACAAACCTAGCCTAACCAACCCCTGACTTGCCTGCCGCGCCTAACCGCAACTCACCACACCACACTATGCCTAGCCACAACCCACCTGCCTTGCCTCACAGAAACCTACCTTGCCGACCCCGACCTAGCCTGCCGCGCCTAACCGGGCCAAGCTAGTCACACGACTTCATCAATCGCAGCGACTAAAGCAGCAAACTCTTCGTAGGCAGCATAACGCTGTTTCCAAATACGGATTTCTTTCTTGGCGCGGTCCAAGATTTCTTCACGCATATCCACATTCGTCATCGCTACTTCAATCGGCACATACTGCGGCTCTTCCGCAGTGATGTGAACGAACGCGCGAGTTTCAACTGACACAGGCGCATCTGCATATTCAGCAACAACAATAGAACCCATCAGCCGGCGAGCTTGCCACAAGCGATGAGCATCTGCCGCACGTTCATCATTCCATTCAAAACATGGATGCAGTGGTGACTTCTCATTGGCAGCATCATCCACCACCAAGCGCGGAGTCAGTTCACCGTTCTGTGTGCGAATACGATGCAAACGCTCTGCGGCGATCTGCGCGCCAACAGGAAAACGTGAATCTCTTTTCCATTCGTAGATCATAACAACCCCCAGAGTTGGGGCGACACCGTAGCATCGCCCCTGTTGTTATCACGCAGCCTTCTTACGGCTGTTGCGGATTTCAGTGATGCGCTTCATTTCTTCTGCGCTGGCAACATGGAAGCGGCCATACTGACCATCCTTCTCAGGACGCCACTCACCCACGCCAACCGCAAAGCCAGCAGTCTGCATGAGGTTCAAGATCTGTTCAGCAGACATCACATTGCCGTTGTACTTAACGGTGATCGTAGTCCACCAGTTTTTGAACTCACCGCGATAACGGATGTCAGCCGTTCCCATGGCGATACGCACCATGTCTTCACGCATTGCAGGCTCATCGCCCTCAATGACAGCAAACTCACCATCAACGTGAAACGCCTGTCTCGCAGCAACTTTCGTCATGCTGCCAATAGACGTACACGCTGTGACAGCCGCAGCCTTGAAGCCAATGATGGGGAAGCCATAGCTCCCATCTTCCAACACATACAGTGACTCACGGAAGTCACGCTCTGGGTCTTTAGCTTCCTTGCCGGCAGTCGCCTTTTTCATTTGCTTATCAAGCATCTGCTTCTTGGCCTTTTCCGACCAACGATGCACGATCAGTGGGGTATCACCCACAAGAGTAACTTGGACCGTCTCAATCTTAAGAGGCGGCAATGTGACAGTAGCAGTTGATGTAGCAGCCATGTTTTTCCCCTATGCACTGCATTACCAGAAACCGTCTGGCGCGGATTGCTGATTAGTCAGCAAATTCCTTGATCTTGAATATCTGTTCCAGCTTTTTGCGATGCTCTTTGCTGATCCGATATCCGGTGTATCTTATTGTTTCTATCGTGATGCCCATCGGCTCCAACACCTTACGGAGCTTACAAACAACCACGTTAGTCCGTTTAGTCATATGTTCTTGATCGCATAGACGCGACACATACAGGCGCTGATACCGTGCTGTGACAGCATCCAGACGCTGATGTGCAACTGATCCTGACTTGTACAAGCATTGAAGTACAGCAGCCATCTGACCCGTTATGCCGTATTTACCAATAAATGGGTTATCCGGCGGATCAAGATCGTCTTGTAGAATGCGAAGCTCTTCTTGAAGCTCCTCAACCCGCTGACGCAGTTCCTGTATCTCTTTGCGTATCTCCTGCATTCGTATCCTCTATACGTTCTATTATGACGCGGCACTCTGGCCCTTTATCCACCCACCGTGCTTCTATCCATTCGCACAGGCAGTCATCTTCTACTATGTTTTGGCTCACCAAAATATCGCTGATGGCCTTCTCTAGATTACCCAGATCACGCTTCCGCTTATCAGGACGCACAGCCAAGATCGTTAGCTTGTACGGACCTTCTATCTTTTGACCCTTAGACTGGCCGGCAATCTGCCACATGGCTAGCCTGCGCCAATCTGAATACTTCTGGCTGCGGTATACGCCGCCTGACTTACTGGCCCTCCAGAGGCGGTTTACTGACGGGGGGAAGGGCAGAACAAGCGTTATCATTAGTCCCAGCCTTTCGCCTCGCCAGAACCATATGAAGATACCGTTCAGCCTCCGCCTCAGAAATCCTCATCTGGTCCGCAATACCTACCGTATCGAACCCTAAATTCCAGAACCCTTCCACATACAGGTCCGGCCTGATGCGGTAGGGGTGGATGCCCGTAGCCTGAGAAATAGCCCGAATATACTTGGGCGGGACCATTTCCCATGCCGAAACTGCCTGATTGCTAAGGCCAAGCGAACGCGCCAGGGCTGTGGCATTGCCATAGCGCCTGATCACTTCCATCAAAGCCGGGTCGCGATCTAGTCTCATATCCACAAGATGGCCCATTTTGACAGTTTGTCAATAGGGGGGTTGACTTTTTCAAGGTGGGGCGTATATATGGGGAACCCTGATACGGGTCTATGGAGAACCTAACAATGTCATATACAGAGATCACATCTATGAAGGCTCAGTCCTTCTACCTGGTTGTTCGCCGTCCTACCCGTTCTCTTGTCCGTGGCAAGGAACTTTGGATGGAAGAACAGATGCTCAATGAAAAGGACATGGTCCGCTGGATTGCTGAGTTTCAAACTAAGCCAAAAGACATCCACGCTATCCTCTGCATTGATTTGGACAATGAGATTGCAGAAGACGCTACTGAGGACATCGTGGAACAAGCTTGCGAATATTACTTGCACAACAATTCAGGTCGCAACGAAGACCTTGAAGACTGGCTCTATTCTATCCGTCGTCCACGCAACGCATAAGGAGATACACCAATGAAAATGTCAGAAACCATTTCCCAACTTGCAACAGCCCTCGCCAAGGCACAGGGTGAGATTGATGATGCTACCAAGAAGGGCATCAATCCGGCCTTCCGTTCTAAGTATGCCGATCTGGCTGCGGTGCGTGGTGTTATCCGTGAGCCGCTGGCAGTTAACGACCTGTCCATCGTGCAGTTCCCCCGCACCATCCAAGGTGGTGTGGAAGTGGAAACCATGATCGTCCACAAGTCCGGCGAGTTTATGTCTGAGACGTTGTTCATGCCCGTCAACAAGTACGATGCACATGGCATTGGTTCAGGCATTACCTATGCTCGCCGTTACGGCTTGATGTCATTGCTCTGCCTTGCAGCGGATGATGATGACGGTAATGCTGCGGTTGAAAAGCCCGCTATGAAGGAAAAGCCAAAGCAACCCGTCATGGCTAATGAAGAGCGTTCTGCGCTTGCCACTACTGCAATGATCTCCGCTAAGTCTGGCACTCCTGCTTTGAAAGCTTGGTGGAATACGCTTTCTAAAGATCAACGCAGTGTCTTCAATGCAGAAGCTATTGCTGAACTAAAGGCAATGGCAGAAGCCGCTGATGCACAGGAGGCAGCCGATGAGAATGTCTGAGCTTTGGGCTGAACTCAAATCATCTGACAACTATTTCCCACCGATGGATACAAACCCACAGCTTGAACTCCGTGACCAATTTGCAATGGCGGCTTTGCCGTCATTCATTGGCAAGACTGCCTTTGACGATGACGCTAAACACGCTGCCGTCATGGCCTACAAATACGCAGATGCCATGATGCAAGAGCGTCAGTGGCAACCAGAGCCGGAGGATGAGTGATGGTTGCTTTTGGCTCCTTCGTCTTCTTCATGGGTCTTCTGTATGCAGCTATTCAATCGGGTTATCTGCACGACAAGACTGAGAAGATGTCTGACAAAGAACTGATGGGATACATGACCGCCGCTGTTGGTGTCGGATTCATGTATGCTGGACTCGTAATCAAAATCTACGAATGGCTTCCATAATAGGAGAATACCATGAACATGGATCAAGCAGAGAAGCATGAAATTGTTATTGAAGTGCTGGCCGAGAAGATTTCCAGACTTCAACATGATGTTGAAGACTTGATACGGAGTCGTTCTCTTTGGATGTCTTTGCACGATGACCAGCAAGTAGAAATCAATCGTCTGCGAAATGTCATTCGCAAGAAGACAGGCTGGGTATCAGAAAAGCCAGCAAAGAAGCGCGGTCCTGGCCGTCCTAAAGGCTCTAAGAACAAGGTGCGGAAATGAACGATCTTCAGAGGACTGAGGACTGGTATGCAACCCGTCTTGGCAAGGTGACCGCAAGCCGTGTGGCTGATGTGGTTGCTAAGACCAAGACTGGCTACAGCGCCAGCCGCGCCAACTATATGGCTGAATTGATTTGCGAGCGTCTGACAGGAAATAAGGGGGATTCCTATCAGAATGCCGCAATGGTGTGGGGAACTGAGACCGAGCCAATGGCCCGTGCTGCCTATGAAGCGGAAACCGGGGCTTTGGTTGAGGGGGTTGGTTTCGTTCCCCACCCTACCATCACGATGTCAGGGGCGTCTCCTGACGGATTTGTGGGCGATGACGGGCTGGTTGAGATCAAGTGTCCCAACACAGCAACGCACATTGATACGATCCTGTCGGAGACCATCCCCGGCAAATACAACACGCAGATGCAGTGGCAAATGGCTTGCACCGGACGTAAGTGGTGCGACTTCATCAGCTATGATCCGCGTGTACCAGAAAAGATGCAGCTATGGATTAAGCGCGTTGAGCGTGACCAGAAGCTGATTGATGAGTTGGAGAAAGATGTCTTCAACTTCATTGAAGAGCTTGAATCCAAGATTGACGCACTACAGGAGAAGTATAATGGCCTATGAGCAACGCGACATGTCCGGTTCCATCTTTGTGAACCGCAACAAGGATAATGATCGGCAAGCAGACCGCACCGGGTCTTGCATGATTGATGGCGTGGAGTACTGGGTCAATGGTTGGATGAAGAAGGACAAAAACGGGCAGCCGTGGATGAGCCTGTCATTCAAGCGCAAGGATGGTGGTGGCGCAGCCGCTTCACAGAAGACCTCTAAGCCGCTTCCTGAAGTGGATGAGGACACTATCCCCTTCTGAGGAGGGTCAGATGTCTGACGATAACGCACAGAACCTGCCACTCTCTGAGCAATACCGCATTGTTGCTAAGTCATGGGTAGATGCAGATGCCGGCGCTAATCTCTTGGAAGAAACCAAGAGTGCCGTGCTGGCACGTATGATGCTCAACCTGGGCGACATGCCAGTAAGCCGCGCAGAGATGCAAGTTAAAGGCTCTAATGAGTGGCGAGAGTTCGTACAAAAGATGGTGGAGGCGCGTGAAAAGGCGTCTCTACTGAAAGTCAAAATGGAATACATCCGTATGCGATTCCATGAATGGCAATCTATGGAAGCATCCAAACGTGCGGAAATGCGACTGTGAGCTTTACTGTTGAATTGACTGATACTGAGATGTCTATCTGCCGCATGGTTGGCAACATGCGAACGATGGTGTCACGCGCGACCAGCACTCGCGATCAGAAAATCGGCCCGCAGTCTGGGATCAATGTGGATGAGGACGGTGCTATTGCAGAATATGCTTTCTGTAAGAAGTTCAACATCCACTTTGACCTGAACATACAAACACGCGCAGGAAGTTATGATTGCGTGTTGAAGAAAAAACGAATTGATGTAAAATCAACCCGCGTAAAGACAGGCCACTTGGCTGTAAAGCTGGCAAAAAATCCAGACGTTGATATCTTCGTACTTGCAATCATAGACGGCAACGAAGTGTCATTCCCCGGCTGGGCTAACAGTGATGATGTATACCAAGAACACACAATAAAAGACTTGGGGCATGGCAAAGGCCATTGTTTGACCCAAGATCAGCTAAGGAAATGGAAATGAATGACAATACAACCGAGTTCACCTTAGACGCTGCTGAGCTTGCCCAGAAGATTGGCGACATCTGCGACACCTACCAGAAGGGTGCGATCCTTGAGGCTGTTGCTATGGTTCTTGCCGATGTGGTGCAAGACTTGGAAATAGACAATGCTATTCCGATGCTTCTTGAAGTGCTTCAAGACGCTATCTCGATGGCATATGATATTGACGCTGCTGTGATCCCCATGGGCAAAATGCAATGAAGCGTGTCCGCATCACAGCAAAGATGAGAGCCGACATATTCATGCGCCATGGCGGGGTATGCCATTTGTGCAAGATGAAGGTCGTGCCGGGAGAAGATTGGGATGTCAGTCACGACATACCTCTTGAGGCTGGCGGAAAAGATGATGAGTCTAATTGGCTGGTTGCTCATCGTAAGTGCCACCGCCATCATACTGCGACTGTGGACGCTCCCATGATCGCAAAGGTAAAGCGCATACACCAACGCCATATTGGCGCTAAAAAATCACGCAGTCCCCTGCCAGGTGGCCGACATTCCAAATTCAAGAAGAAAATGGATGGGACTGTAGTCAGGAGAGAACCGTGAGATTATTGCTGACACTCAATATGCCCAGCGCAAGGGGGGATGCGATCCATCAGATGGTGGTGGATCATCCTGCTGATGGCGTTCAACAGTTCTGTCTCGCAATGAACCGTGATGAGTTTATTGTGTGCCGGCAATGGTATAAACGTAAAGACCCGTATACGAAGGAGGTCACATGGGAAGACCGTGGTGAGATAATCTTAAACACCCATCATATCGGCAAAGTAGCCGAATATATCGACTTTGATACAATGGAGAACAACTATGATGAACCACAAGGACGTACTCAGTTCAGCCGTCAACACTCTACGGGACCGCGCGGGCCAATACGGCCAGGAAGATATGGTGTTTGACCGAATCTCTCGCATCGCTACAGTGATGCTAGATCGTGTCGTTACACCTTATGACGTTGCTATGATCCACGTTGCCACCAAGATGGCTCGCGTGGCTAGTAACCCCCGCCATGCGGATAACTACGTGGATGGGGTCAACTATATGGCTTTTGCGGCTCAGTTTGCTGGCAT